ACAACAGTACAACTGAGACTAGATTTACGGCTAACGGGTTCTCAGACATGAGTGCAGATGGTGAAGATATTCTCGGTGGTCTATTGAGCGCAATGGCAGGCAGTCTTACCTACGCTAACGGTCAATTCAATGTCTTTGCAGGGGCAAACCAAAGCCCTTCCCTAACCATAACCGATGATGATGTGCTTGCAGACCCATCTATCACAACTAAAACAGCAACAGGGGAAATATTTAACACCGTTAAGTCCGCCTTTGTTGATGCCTCAAACTCATTTATTGTAGCTGATGCGCCTGTCTTTCAGAGCAGTACGTTTTTAACACAGGACACCCCAAGCGGGGAAACCTCTGCAAATTTTGTCAAGACCATGGAGCTGAAACTACCGTTCACTACAACGCACACGATGGCACAAAGACTGCAGAAGATTGCCCTACTGCATAATCGTCAGACCACCTCTATATCTATAACAGTCCCTTTAAAGTTCATGCAGTTACAGGCTAAAGACTACGTCAGGGTCACGAACGAGAGAATGTCGTTTTCCAGTAAGCTGTTTGAGGTATTGACTGTGAGCTTTACGATAATTCAATCAGACGAAAATCAGATCCTTGCCTGTCAGCTAGAACTAAAGGAGATAGAGTCTGCAGTCTATGACTTCGCCACTAACGAATACTCAACACCTATAACCCAAGGTACGGTAGTCAACACAGGAGATAACTCTGTACCTACGCCTTCAAGCGCAAGTGCCTCGCAAAGTGCAACAGTAGAGGGAACGACAACAAAAATTAACATAACCGTCACATGGACTAACTCAACAGAGATAGGCATACAGGGAACGGAAGTGCAGTACAAATTAAGTGGAGATAGCAATTATAGTTCCTTGCTCGTAGGTAAGTCGCAGTCGGTAGCAACTATCCCTAATGTCACTGTAGGACAAACCTTTAATATCAGGCTTAGACATTTTACGTTTGATAACGTCTATTCAAGCGTTGTTGCTCTTAGTGACTTAACAATAACTGCAGTAACAGCAGTACCTTCAACCCCAACTAACCTTGCCGTTGCCTCGGATAATCCCTTACTGATTGGAGTAAGTTGGACGAACCCAAGTAATACCGACCTTCGTGCAGTCAAGGTCTATAGAAAAACAGTAGATACAACACCGACAAGCGACAGTGATGGATTAGTTGAAACTATTGCAGGAGAGCCAGGCCAGAAATCCTTGTTCTTTTTTGGAAAGCATGACGGTCTTTCTGCAGGCACAACATATTTCTTTTGGGTAAGAGCTGTAAATCATTCAGGGGTTAATTCCGCTTTCTCATCCTCTGTTTCTGGTTCTTTTAAGAATATCGTATCTGGGGATGTGGATACCACGTTTCGTAATACCATAGCTTTTACATCTAACTTAACAGATGGCGCGACGGTTATTTCTGGCAGTAATATTCAAACAGGAGCAATCAATGCAAGTCTAATATCTACAGGTACATTAAATGCTACTACTGCCAACTTGACAAACCTAAACGTGGGTGGCTCTGCAATCGCAAACTCTATGGGTAAGATTGAAGGTTTTGTTTCTGCCCATTATTCAAATCCAACCAGTTCAGGTTCGTCTATTGCAGGTCTTTTAAGTAGCACCTATCCTTGGGGCAATTCTGCAGGCGACCTAGAAATCATTAGAAATCAAGTATTTACCACAGAAACACACAATGGTTTAAGACCTTTTGTAATTACAATGTCATTTGTTCCTGTGGGTACTTTTCCATCAGGCTCAGAAAGAATTGTTTCTTTAGCAGTCTATACAAATCAGTCTGCGGATTTTCCTACTTCAACTGCCTTTACTCAATCTAAATTTTTGTCAACAGGTACTTTAGCGGGTACTCCACAAACCCTGTCTGTCGCTATAAGTATTGGTTCAAATGTAACTATGTATGCAAAAGTTTATGCAAAATACCATGGAGTTAGCACTACTAATGGGAATATAGGACTAGGTAATGTTAATATTAATGTATTTGGTTTATCGTCATGAGCAAGATATACGAAGCGGGAACCGATTTAGTGACACTTAGTTACCTTAGAGACATGCGTGACGATCTTTTGCAAGATTGCGATTGGACACAGATGCCAGATAGCCCTTTAAGTGACACAAAAAAAACAGAGTGGGCTACTTACCGACAAGCACTTAGAGATCTGCCCTCTAGTTATTCCAACTCCGATGCTGTAACGGATATAGTATGGCCAACCCAACCGAGCTAATGCACAGCGTACTTTGGAGTGGGATCTACTTACACGAAGGGCATTACGTTTCTTTTCGTATTCTAGAGGACGATACCGTAGTTATCAAAGAGATCTTAGAAAGAAGCGGACATGAACATTCCTCTGAAAAGATTTATGATATAGACAAAGCTCTGGATTATCAGAAGCAACTTATTAATTTTGGCTATGAACAAATAGGAGGATTATATGAATGAAGATATAACAAAGGAGAATACCGAAGCTCCAATTAAGAAAAAACTTGAGCTTGATATTGACGTAACCCCAAGAAACGAAGCTGATAACCCTTTTGCAAAGTGGGTACATCTTGCCAAAACAGTAGATGCTTGGCGCATATTCCCTAGAATCTTTGTCAGCGTTTACATTATTCTTCTCTATAAGGTAGTGATCTGGTTCATGGAACTTCCAGAACCAAACTTAGAGCAATCCGCCTTAGTGTCAATCGTAGTTGGAGCGATGGCGGCAGTCTTTGGGATCTACGCAGGCACCTCAGGACAGAGCAAGAAGTTCAAGGGCGAGGATTGATGGATACATTTAATCTCATAGCAGAAGTCGGGGTACCGATTGCAGGTGCTTTAGTCATGGCTTACTTCATATTTCTGGTTATGAAACAGCTTATGGACGGCTTAGTGTCTGAGATCAAGACCATACAAGGTATAACGCAGATGCTTATCACAAGAGCATCTATAATGAATAACGACATGATAAGAATAGACGTAAGCGTCTCTAGTGCCTTGGATTTATCTCCAGACTTAGCTCGGATAGCAAGGGCAGAGAACTTTGTTGAAGATGGCAAGATAGATGCTAGAAGGGATTAATGGATATAGCACAACTTATCGCAGACTTTGGTTTCCCAGTAGTCATGGTGATGGGTTTAGGCTACTTCGTCTATTATGTTTGGCAAACAATCACTAATACTATAGACCCATCTATACAGGATATGAAAAAAACCATTATCCGATTGACTGACCAACTACGCCTTTTAGATCAAGATATGATACGATTACAGCAAAAGGTGAACACCGTTTTAGAGTTAAAAGAAGAGAATAAGTTAAAAAATGAGCAAGAGAAGAAAAACCCTAGCAGAAAGAAGGTTTGAGCATTACTTTGCTTTAACAGGCATTGCCGTTATTGTCCTAAGTATTGTTATAGGCGGGATACAGAGTGTCTTTGCCGACGAGATGGTCTTTAAGTTCAAGAGTCCAAGCTTCTCGGGTATAGGCACATCAGCGCATTACCTCACCATAGAAAACCAAGAATTTAGCCGTAAACTAACCATTAAGGAAGAAATAGAGGCGTTACAGGAACAAATAGAAAGAGACAAAGAAAACACCACGTTAGCACGGTTTATTAGGAATTTAGAAAGTCGTATATACGCACAGTTGTCCAGACAGCTTGTAGAAAACTTGTTTGGCGAGACTCCCTCAACCGAGGGGACAATCACTTTAGAAGGCAATCAAATAGCTTATGTATCAGATGGCGACTTTATCACTCTTACGATTACCGACGAGACAGGTGGTGTTACGACTATATCTCTGCCTATCGGTAATTTTACTTTCTAGTTGTGCTATAAATGGCAAGTGGCAAAATGAACCTACCAACGAATTAGCACAGGTAAACAGTCTTGTAATTAAAGACTTAACTCTAGTGGGTCAAGCTGAAAAGAAACCGACTGTTGCCGTTTACCCTACTGCGTTTAAGGACGATACAGGCCAACGCAGGGGCAACAGTTCATTCGCTACTTTTTCTACGGCGGTTACTCAAGCCCCGCATATATATCTGATAAGAGCCTTACAGCACTCAGGCTTCTTTCATGTGGTAGAAAGAACAGGCTTAGATAACCTGACCAAAGAGCGACAGATCATCAGGTCCACTAGAGAAAACTTTGAAGAGCAAAAACCCTTAAAGCCTTTATTATTTGCAGGTTTACTAATGGAAGGCAGTGTTGTAGGATATGAAAGCAATGTTAAATCAGGCGGTTATGGTGCCAGATATCTTGGAATAGGAAGTTCCAAAGAATATCGCCAAGATACAGTTATCGTATCTTTACGCACAGTATCAGTATCTACTGGTCGCATATTATTAGAGGTCTTGGTAACCAAAACAATACTTAGTGTTGCGGTATCCCAAGATGTTTTTAGATTTGTGGCAAGCGACACAGAGTTAGTAGAAGTAGAGAATGGTATGACCGAAAACGAATCAGTAAACCTTGCTCTCCAAGCAGCTATAGAAACTGCAGTTCTACAGACCATAAAAGAAGGCCACAATTTAAAGTATTGGAGTATTAAGGATGAATAAATTTTTTGCGGTTGGATTTTTAATGGTAGCAGGATCTATCTTCTCTGCCGATAACGAGGTGTACATAGATCAGTCAGGTGCAACCGTTGATATTGACGTAGAGCAGTTAGGCTCGGGAAACCTTATCGGAGGTACAGCTTCTATACCTGGCACAGTTACAGCTTTAGATCTTGACGTGACCTCGGCGACCATAGACATTAATCAGATAGGAAACCTTAACAAGTTCTTGGGCGATATAACCTCGGATACTTATACAGGCTTCTTTGAGTTTGATGGGGATAGTAATACTTTCAATATACAGACGGATCCCACCAATACCTTTGGTGCCGATAACTCTAATATTTTTGTAGACGTGACAGGTAACACCAACAACCTGACACTCAACCAAGCGACTGCAGCTCTTGCTTCGCAACTAGATTTAGATTGGATTATTAATGGAGGCGGTAATACAATAACTGCGAGTATTGATGCCGATGGAGCCACTAATTACATGAATCTAGACGGTAACGATAACAATGTTACTTTTGACGGAGATGGTTATGCAGGTCAATTCTTTAAACTAGAACACACAGGCGGAAGCAGGACATTTAATGTTAACCAACAATCAACATTGGATAATGACTGGCTCAGGATCATTTCTAATGGTTCTAATGGTACTGTTTGCGTCAACCAAAACGATCAAGGCACAAGCACAAGTTGTTGACATAGGTTCGGTTAGCGAGTTACGAGGCTATGCCAAGGTAATTCGTGATGATGAGTTTGACCCTAAAATAGACTTCGGCATACAAAGCATGGACGACGTGCGAACCTCTAATGGTCGCCTTGCTATCAGTTTCCTAGATGATTCCAAAGTCCGTTTGACCGAACACTCCTCGCTTATTATTGACGAGTATATCTACGATCCTAACCCAAGCAATACTAAAATGGCTCTTAAGTTTGCCAGTGGTACCGCACGTTTCATTACAGGTAGTCTCAATAAGATAGACAAGAAAAACATATCACTTAGCACTCCTACTGCGAATATAGCCATACGAGGTACGGACTTTACCTGCACAGTCAACGAGTTAGGGGAATCGCTAATTATTCTTTTGCCCAGTGCCTCTGGTATATCTTCTGGAGAGATCGTAGTAACCACCATGGCAGGAAGTGTCACTCTTAATAAACCTTATGAAGCTACAACTGCAACTATGTTTGAGTCCGCTCCCAGTAAACCTGTCATTCTAGATCTTACCCTTGAACTAATTGATAACATGCTTATCGTCAATCCACCTAAACAGGACGAGAGGTTTATAGAGGAGGTAAAATCAAGCGGAGAGGCCAGTTACTTAGATTTTGATGATCTTGACATTGATTATCTTAATGAGGACTTTCTAGAGGGCGATGACCTAGAATTTACCGAACTAGATATAAACTACCTAGATGTAAATTTCCTGGAGGATCTTTTAAATGTGTTAGATGCACTTGCTGTCGGGGAGGAAGAAGATAAACTTGCCGAGGCAACAGGAATCAATATCACAGGTACTTTGATTGGCAAAGATCCCGATACCCAAATCACAACCTTGGTTTCAGGGTCAGCTATAAGTTTCAGGAGAGAGGTCTCTGAGTCACTAAGACTTGATGTAGACGGCAGTAATGCCTACACCATCATTTTTATACAGGATGGGGTGACTAATATCATAAAAGTAAACGGTGGCGGCGATTCCACCATTAAGATTACGCAAAGCTCGTGAAATACAAGATTGGCATAGCTCTTCTAGTTTTGTTAAGCCTGCCTTTAGTTTTTCAGAGTATGCCTACCGAAATATTAAAGCTCAAAGTCTTTGATGCTTTAGTCATCACACCAGAAGAGTCAGGTTACTTTGCGACTCTTAACATCACTGAAGAAGATATAACAAATGAAGGTGGTTATCCGTTAAGCCGTTCACGACTTGCGGAGATTCATATTGAGTTATTGCAAAAAGGAGCTATCGGTGTTGGTTGGTCACTAAGCTTTCCGCAAAAGGATAGATTCAATGGTGATGATGATTTCGCTTATGCCCTTTCACTTGCTCCTTCGTTGCTTTCTACGTTTGAAAATGACACAGGTAATACACCTAAAGCGGTTGGAACCGTAATACTGGGCAATGATGTTGGCGGTATTCCTATCAAAGGCGTGATAGAAAACTATGAAAAACTCAGTGCTAATGCTATGGAAGGGGTGTCGTCAACGAGGATAGATATTGATGGCCTCGTTCGCAGAATGCCTCTCTTGTATAAAACAGAAGATGGTTGGACTCCCGCTTTTGGAACCCAGATTTTGAAACTTCTGACAGGTAGTGACACTTACATCATAAAAACAAATCAGAATGGCGTTGAAGAGGTAAGGGTCAAAGGATTGCCCCCAGTTAAGACGGATTCGTTTGGTCGTAAGTGGATATCGTGGATAGTCCCACGTGAAACATCTTTATCGGAAATGAACGTAGAGGGACGTTTTGTGATCGTTGGCGTTACTGCAAAAGGCGTTATGCCACAATTAGCTATACCTAACGGTCAACTTTTGGAACCACATAAAATACAAGGAGCATTAGCTGAGTCAATTTTGCTAGAAGACAGTCCGTACATCCCTGATTACGCTCTTGCGGTTGAGTTACTAACGCTTTTGTCCTCTCTGATTGCTATATGGCTTCTTATCAACGGCTTAGGCATTACTTCGGGCATTTCCCTAGCTTTTGTCGTTTTCGCTTCTACGGGCATTTCAGGTGCTTTATTGATACGTTCTGGATTGCTTCTTGATTTTAGTTGGACTCTTATATCGCAGTTCATCATGGCAGCAGTGGCATTTTATTTAAATTTTAGGGAGCAATACAAACTCCGACAGCTCATCAAGAAACAGTTTGAGCATTATTTAGATCCTAGACAGGTCAAACGATTGCAGTCTAACCCTGAGCTTTTAAAATTAGGCGGTGAGAAAAAAACAGCAACGTTTTTATTTACTGACCTTCGTGGTTTCACTGCTTTATCGGAAAAACTAGAACCACAAGCAGTTACAGAAATAATGAACCGAGTTTTGTCAGTGCAAACTAAATGTGTTCAGTTCCATGGCGGAATGATAGATAAATTTATTGGTGATGCAATGATGGCAATATTCAATGCACCGTTGGATTTAACAGATCACGAGGATAGTGCGATTTCATGTGCTTTAGACATATGTGATGAAATAGAATTTTTAAATGTTGAACTAGCAAAAGAAAATAAACCACCAGTTGCAATAGGCATTGGCATTAATACAGGGGAAGCCATAATCGGCAACATGGGGAGTGATTCAAGGTTTGATTATACCGCCATAGGTGATTCGGTGAATGTAGCAGCAAGACTTGAAAGCGCAACCAAAGAGCAAGGTGTTGGGATATTGATTGGTGAGGACACACAATTTAATTCTTGTCACAACCTCTCTTTAGAAGCTAGAATCAAGGTTAAGGGTAAAAAATTACCTCTTAATGTTTATACAATAGCATGAAAATAAACCTAATATTAGGAGCAATGCTCTTAGCTACAATAACTGGGTCTGGAATGTACATCAGGTTTTTGCTGTCTGAAAACGCTATCTTACAAGCTAACCAAGTAATATTAACTGACAAAATAGCCGAACAAAATGAATCCATAAAAAATTATTTACAGAAACAAAAAGAAACTATGCAAGAAATGGCAGCCTTAGAAGTTGCTAAACAAGAGGCTATGCGCTCTGTCACAGAATTAAGAAATAAATTTGCCCGCCATGATTTAAACAATTTAGCTTTAATGAAGCCTGGCTTGATTGAAAACCGCGTGAATAAAGGCTCTAAAAGAGTTTTTGATGAGTTAATGCAAATCACATCTCAAGACATAAAAGATGAAAATATCTCTCCTAATAATTAGCTCATTGTTGGTCTTTGGTGGTTGCTCCATACTGCCAAAGGCTAAACCTGTTGAGGTGAGAACGATTGCGGAGATCCCACCGATGTATCATCCACCCCTGCCTTTAGAGATACAAGGAGTACCAGTCAAATGGAAAGTTTTGACACCAGAGATTATGGAAGAATACCTTGCTTTAGTTAAGGAAGGCAAAGCACCTGCGATGCCCTACTATGCCCTGACGACACAGGAATACGAAAACCTATCAATAAACATGGCAGAAATCACCCGATATACCAAGAATATCCTATCTATCGTAGAGTTTTACCGAGCTTACGATAAACCTAAGGCAGAGGAAGAATCTAGTAAAAAATAAACATTTCAGATAGACTTGTGCCATAAATATAGAAAAAGCAAAAGGTAAATTATGTCAAAGTCAGGAGTCACCCCATTTGTTTACAATGCAATTCTAGACAGGGTAATTGATGGTGATACCATAGATGTAAACCTTGACTTAGGTTTTGACGTTATCTTGCAAAAGCAACGAGTACGTTTAGCAGGCATAGACACACCAGAATCACGCACAAGAAACTTAGAAGAAAAAGCCTTAGGATTAAAGGCTAAAGACCGACTAATAGAGCTTTGTGTAGGATCTTTTAAAATACAATCATTAGGTAAAGGAAAATATGGCAGAATTCTCGGAATCCCTTATACAGAAGATGGTAAAGATATTTGCCAGATGCTTATTGAGGAAGGACACGCAGTTGAATACTGGGGTGGAAAGAAAACAGCAAGGGTTAAAGAAGATGGTTCTTGGGGAGAATAATATGCAAACATCAGAAGAAGGCATACAGCTAATAAAAAAATTTGAAGGTTGTCGTACCGAGGCATACCAAGACTCTGTCGGAGTTTGGACAATCGGTTATGGCCACACTAAAGGCGTTTTTGAAGGCATGATAATTTCAAAGGACGATGCCGACGAAATGCTTTTAGAGGAGCTAGAAGAGTACGAAGAATATGTAGAGGAATATGTAGACGTCCCGCTTTCGCAAAACGAATTTGATGCGCTTGTGTGTTGGACATACAACCTTGGACCCACTAACTTGAGAAGCTCAACCTTGTTAATAGTTCTAAACCAATCAAAGTTTGACGAAGTACCAGAGCAGATTAAAAGATGGAATAAAGCGGGAGGCGAAGTTCTAAATGGTTTGGTTAGAAGAAGAGAGGCAGAGGCATTACTATTTCAAGGCAAGGACTGGGATCATGTTTAATGGCACTATCAAAGACACAGAATAGACGTTTAGGGATGTTACTCTCGGTAATGTTTATGGAAGATCTAACCGAAGATGATTTACAAGAAGTTATTAAGGATCAGCTCGTAGAGGAAAAAGACGGATTCTTTAAAGTAACGGAAAAGGGTTTATCGGAGAAGAATCGCCTCTGTACGCTAGCGGGTCTAAATATTAAATACAGTAGCGAAAAAGCTAAATAGATTCTTCGTTGGCCTGATCTTCCCTTCCTTGTATCATATTTTCTATTTCAGTCTCAAAAGTATCTAGTTCTTCAAGACAACGCTTAATTTTGCCATTGACTATTCTGGTCTGTAGATCGTTAGCATCGTCATCAATCTTTGCCTGCAA